AATTGCTGAAGAAACTATAAACGCTAAACTTGCACAAGAACATATGCAAGATATGAAAAACCTAATCAATATGAGATTTGGGGCAGGTGTTTGGGAAGGTATAATAGCTGAACGTGCTAAACGAATACAAGAAGCAAAGGAAGCAGAAAAGCAAGCACGTATTGCTAAACGTAAGAAACACGATGCTTTTGTACATAATGTAGAAGTTGGCGGTATAGTAGTTGGAATTTGTACGGCATTGATTGCCGCTTTAGTATTTTTAATAATGTGGATATAAAATGGCACTAGCTAAATCACAACAAAGTTTAAAGTCTTGGACAAAACAAAAGTGGAGAACTAAAAGTGGCAAGAAATCCAGTGAAACTGGAGAACGGTATTTACCGTCAGCAGCTATCAAGTCCTTATCGGCACAAGAGTACGCGGCTACCACGAAAGCTAAACGAGAAGGAAAAAAAGCTGGTCGTCAGTTTGTATCCCAGCCCAAAAAAATAGCAAAGAAAACAGCGAGGTTTAGACGTGCTTAATATGCTAATAGGACCTGTAGCAGATTTAGCTGGTACATGGTTAAGTGGTAAGGTAGAAGAGAAGAAAGCTCAGTCAGCAACCAAAGTAGCTAGAGCGCAAGCCGAAGCTGTAGTAATGCAGAAGAAAGCTACAGGTGAGATAGACTGGGATTTAGAGATGGCTAAAGGTAGTCAGTCTTCATGGAAAGATGAATGGCTTACTATACTGTTTAGTATTCCACTTATACTAGCATTCATACCGGGAATGGAAGAGGTTGTAGCAAATGGGTTTGCTCAGTTGGAAGCGATGCCGCAATGGTATCAGTATAGTCTTGGTATTATTGTGGCTGCTTCTTTTGGAGTACGTAGCGCAACTAAATTCTTCGGAAAGAAATAAAGATGGCTGCAAAGAAGATATTAGAGTACAAGATTCTACCACGCTTAATGATGCTTGTAATGACAATAATGTATATACGAGTAATTGAGTGGGGCATTTCATTAGATGATATTAGCACACAGCAGAGCGCAATGATTAGTGTAGTTAGTGGCGCAATGACGGGTGCTTTTGCAGTCTGGTTAGGTTCGGAGAAAAAATGAAGTATGAACGTCAGAAATTTATAGATAAACTAATCCAAGGGGAAGGTCTTGTGCTTACAGTCTATCAAGATACATTAGGCATTGATACCATTGGAATAGGAAGAAACCTAAAAGACCGTGGCATAAGTAAAGAAGAACTTGACCATATGGACATTCCAAATATGGATGCAATATATGAGCATGGCATAACAGAAGCAGATGCGGTCTACTTAGCAACGAATGACGTGCAGATAGTCGAAAGAGAACTATGTCAAGCGCACTCTTGCGTGGATAGCCTAGACGCTGTACGTCAACTAGTACTAATGGACATGGCATTTAATATGGGTGTTCCAAGATTAAAGAAGTTTAAAAAAATGTGGGCGGCTGTACATAACAATGACTTTGCTACCGCAGCAAAAGAGATGTTAGACAGCAGATGGGCAAGGCAAGTAAAAGGACGTAGCACACGTTTATCTCACGCTATGGCTACTGGAGAGATGGCATGACACGACAATTAAACGATAGACAACAAAAGTTTCTTGCAGTTCTTTTTGAAGAAGCAAATGGTGATGTTGTACAGGCAAAGAAGATTGCTGGGTATGCAGACAATACACCAACTACCTCTATTGTCAAAGGACTAAAGGATGAAATATTAGAAGCTACATCTATGTACATGGCACGTAACGCACCAAAGGCGGCTATGGCTATGACAGGTGCATTGTATGACCCAACAGAACTAGGCATACGTGATAAGATGTCAGCGGCAAAAGAATTACTAGACCGTTCAGGTTTAGTGAAGACAGAGAAAATGCAGGTAGAAGCAAGCGGTGGTGTTATGCTTATGCCACCTAAAGCAAAGAGTGAGGATGATTAATGACTGAATATATGGGTTATGAAGGTTTAACTAAATCTCAACGTGTTGGCATAAAGGGTGCAGCAAGGTTAGCTAGTGAACACGGATACGATTTTAAAATTACTGATGACGGTAAAATTAAAATTATATCTATAGATGGCACTAGAACTTTCGGACCTAATGTTACTGCTGGTTCTTTAGGTAAATATTTTGGATACAATACTGGTGGATTAGCAACTAAAAAATATGTAAACCCTGTAAAAGTTGTAAACAATCGCAAATTTAAAAATGACACGTAGTATAGGCAAGTGGAAACTTCCACAACCAACAGATATTAAAGAAGAGAACGAGTGGGTACAGATACCACGCATAGCACGTACCGTACCATTCGGATATAAGTTAAATGAAGAAGACCCTGACATTCTTGACCCCATACCAACAGAGTTAGATTTATTAGAAAAAGCTAGACAACACGTAAATCAATACAGCTACCGTGAAGTAGCAAACTGGTTAGTTACTAATAGTGGTAGAACCATATCTCATGTAGGATTAAGGAAACGGTTACAGAATGAGCGACAGCGTAAGAACCAAGTTGCAAGCATCCGCAAGTGGGCAGAATATGCGGAAACGGCAATCGCCAAAGCGAAAGCCCTCGAAGAAGAAAGAACAGGTGCAAAAGCCTAAGATTATTGAGGACGTTTCATACGAAACAGAGTTTGAAGAAGAACATGCTAATGTGCTATTCAAGCCAAACGAAGGACCTCAAACTGACTTTCTAGCCGCAGGGGAACGTGAAGTACTATACGGTGGTTCAGCAGGTGGTGGTAAATCATACGCCATGTTAGCAGACCCACTACGTTATATGGGGCATCCAGCATTTAGTGGATTGCTGTTACGACATACAACAGAAGAACTTCGTGAACTTATTTTTAAGTCACAAGAGTTGTACCCACAAATATGGCCGGGCATTAAATGGTCGGAAAGAAAGATGCAGTGGACTGCCCCTTCTGGTGCGAGACTGTGGATGTCTTATCTTGATAGAGATGATGACGTTCTTCGCTATCAGGGTCTAGCGTTTAGCTGGATAGGCTTTGACGAGTTAACACAGTGGCAGTCACCTTATGCATGGAATTACATGCGTTCTCGTCTTAGGTCTACTGCACCAGATTTGCCTATCTTTATGAGGGCAACAACAAACCCGGGTGGAAGAGGTCACGCTTGGGTTAAGAAGATGTTTATTGACCCGTCATCTTATGGAAGGGCTTTTGATGCGACAGATATTGAAACAGGTGAAGTTCTCAAGTATCCAGCAGGGCATAGCAAAGCTGGGAAGTCTCTTTTCAAAAGGCGGTTTATACCTGCTAGGCTATCTGATAACCCCTATCTCGCAGATGCTGGTGACTACGAAGCCATGCTCTTGTCGCTCCCAGAACAACAAAGAAGACAACTCTTGGACGGTGACTGGGATATTAAAGAGGGTGCGGCATTCACAGAGTTTAACCGTGATATTCATGTTGTTGAACCTTTTAATATTCCTAGCAATTGGGTTAAGTTCAGAGCATGTGATTATGGGTATGGCTCTTACAGTGCTGTTGTTTGGTTTGCTGTCGCACCGTCTGAGCAACTTATTGTGTATCGGGAACTGTACGTGTCAAAAGTGTTAGCTACTGACTTAGCTGACATGGTATTAGATTTAGAGGCAGAAGATGGCAATATTAAGTATGGTGTGCTTGATAGTTCTCTTTGGCATAAGCGTGGTGATACTGGTCCTAGCCTTGCAGAGCAAATGATACAGAAGGGTTGCAGGTGGCGACCTTCAGACAGAAGCAGAGGTAGTCGCGTTTCTGGCAAGAATGAAATACATAGACGACTACAAGTTGATGAATTTACGGAAGAGCCTAGACTTGTTTTCTTTAGTAGTTGTACAAATATTATCTCACAGTTGCCCTCATTGCCACTGGATAAAAAAAATCCAGAGGATATTGACACGAAAGCAGAAGACCACTTGTATGATGCGATGCGGTATGGTATAATGTCACGACCACGATTTAGTATATTTGATTATGATGCTAGAGGTGGAATACACGGTGGTATGCCAATAGCAGATTCAACCTTTGGATATTAAGGATATTAAAATGGCAGAAGATGAAAATGTAATGATTGAAGACGATGCTATCTCTTTAGAAGATGTAGAGGATAGCAATGCTGAAGATGTAGATGTTTCTTCCATTATACCTTTTATTAAAGATAGATTTAAAAGAGCAGAAGATTATAGATACCAAGATGAACAAAGATGGCTAAAAGCATATCGTAACTATCGTGGATTATACGGACCTGACGTAGCTTTTACCGAATCGGAGAAGTCACGTGTATTCATTAAAGTTACTAAAACAAAAACTCTTGCGGCCTATGGGCAAATTGTTGACGTACTTTTTGCTAATAATAGGTTTCCTTTATCTGTTGACCCTACTGAATTACCAGAAGGAGTTGTCGCAGACGTACACTTTGACCCCAAAGAACCAGAACAGTTGCGTGGTGATACTGCCCTAAGTAGTCCTTATGGATTTGCAGGTGATGGTAAAGACCTACCAGCAGGTGCTACAGAAAAGTCTCTTCAAGATATGCTTGGTGCTTTAACGGGGAAATTAGAGGGTATAGACGGGCTTAAAGAAGGTGTGGGTATGACACCTAGCTCAGTGACCTTTAGCCCTGCTATGGTGGCTGCAAAGATGATGGAAAAGAAAATACATGACCAGCTAGAAGAATCAGGTGCAAGTAAACATCTTCGTAACTCTGCATTTGAAATGTCACTCTTTGGTACTGGTGTAATGAAAGGTCCTTTTGCTGTAGATAAAGAATATCCTAATTGGGGAGAGGATGGTGAGTATGACCCAGTTTTCAAAACAATGCCACAAGTTTCCCACGTTTCTGTTTGGAATTTCTATCCTGACCCTGATGCCAATAATATGGATGAAGCGCAGTATGTTATTGAACGACACAAGATGTCAAGGTCGCAACTTCGGAATCTCAAAAAACGCCCGATGTTCAGGTCAAATGTAATTGATGAAGTAATACAGTTAGGTGAAAATTACACTAAAGAATATTGGGAAGACGATTTAGCTGACTATGCACCCGAACACGGTGTAGAAAGATTTGACGTACTAGAATACTGGGGTATGGTTGATACTGATGCTATGGAAGAGGCAGGTGTTGAAATACCTAAAGAACTAATGGAGTTAGATGAGTTACAAGCAAACGTATGGATTTGTAATGGCAAGTTACTACGTATGGTGCTTAATCCATTTAAACCTGCACGTATTCCTTATCATGCTGCACCGTATGAATTAAATCCTTATTCATTCTTTGGTGTCGGTATTGCTGAGAACATGGATGATACACAGACACTTATGAATGGCTTTATGCGTATGGCTGTTGACAATGCTGTACTATCTGGTAATTTAGTTGTTGAAGTAGATGAGACAAACTTAGTGCCGGGTCAAGACTTATCACTGTACCCCGGAAAAATATTTAGAAGACAAGGTGGCGCACCGGGTCAGGCTATATTTGGTACGAAGTTCCCGAATGTATCTAGTGAGAACATGATGCTGTTTGACAAGGCTCGTGTACTTGCAGATGAAAGCACAGGCTTTCCATCATTTGCACATGGACAGACAGGTGTATCAGGAGTAGGTAGAACTGCTAGTGGTATATCAATGTTGATGAATGCCGCGGCAGGTGGAACAAAAACTGTCATAAAAAATGTAGACGATTATCTATTACGTCCTATAGGAGAAGGACTGTTTAGATTTAATATGCAGTTTGACTATGACCCACAAATAAAAGGCGACTTAGAGGTAAGAGCAAGAGGTACTGAAAGTCTTATGGCTAACGAAGTACGTAGTCAGAGATTGATGCAGTTCTTACAAGTAGCAAGCAATCCTTCTCTTGCACCATTTGCTAAGTTCCAATACATTATACGTGAGATTGCAAAGTCTATGGAGTTAGACCCCGACAAAGTTACTAACAATATGGATGAAGCCGCTATTCAGGCAGAACTGATGAAAGGCTTCCAACAAGAACAGCCACAAACACCAGAGGCTCAAGCTAATCCGCTAGACCCAACAGGTGCAGGTGGGGGTAACATAGGAACAGGGCAAGTACCAGTTCCGGGCGAACAAGGATTTAGTGCAAATGGACAACAACCGCAAGCAGATACTCAGCAACCTCAAAACGCTGGTCAACCACCCGAAGCAGTGGGAGGCATTCAGTAGTTATATAGAGTTAACTATTGAACAACATCAAAAACTTTTAGAACAAACAGACGATGCAGTACTAATACATAGACAACAGGGTGCAATAGCTGTATTGCGTAAACTTAAAATGTTGAGAGATGAAGTTAATGGATGAGAATGAATTTCTTGAATCTTATGTAGATATACTAGGAGATATAGAAGGTAAAGAAGGTGGCGACACCACCACAGATATTTTTACTAGAGAATTAGGAATTGTAGATACTTTAGGAATAGACCCTGCTGATTATCCCAACAATCCCAGAGGATTAGCAAAAGCAGTAGCCGAAAAAAATATTCAAGAATTAAAAAGAATAGGTGTAAATTGGGATGAGTTGCCACTGTCTATGAAATACAATGCATTAGATATGCAATTTAACTTTGGTAGTTTAAACGTAAAAGCAAAAAATTATTTAGCTAATTTAAAAACAAAAAACTATGCAGGTGCAATAAATGAAACATTGGATGCATTAAGTGCAAGTGACCCTAAAGATGGAAAGCAAAGACCCGTAAAAGGTATAGCATTAAGAAGAGCAAAGTTTTATAATTTAGTTGCTTCAGACCTTGGTATTCCACTAATAACTAGTGTAGATGCTGTAAATCAAGACAATGCTCAAAAGAGTGCAAAGTTTACTTATAAGTTAGACGATGGTAAGGATATAGTAAAACCTTTTACTGTTATGTCATTACATAGTAGAAGTGTACCCGGTGCTGAAAAAGTATTAGGTTTTGAAGATAAAGTTGTTATTAAACCAACAGGGAAAGAACTTCCTGTATCTGATTTAGAAGAAAAAGGAATAGGACAGCAAACTAAATCTGCATTTCCTATGACAGGTGATGAACAATATTTAGACCAAGAAGGTCCTATAAGAGATACAGGAGAACTAGTAGAGCCTGAAGAAAGTAGTGGTATTTTAGACAGAATAAAAGATTTTATTAGTTTAGATACAGATGAAGAAAAAAAATTAAAAGAAATAAGAAAACAAGAACCTGAAGTATTAGATTTGCCAGATGAGTTATCTGAAGCAAGAAATTTTAATGTTCTTAGAAAAATGTATCAAGACAAAAAATTTAATGAAGGTGGTCTATCTTTATCAGAACAAATGAATACAATACAAGACCCAGCAGTTAAACAAGATACAAATAAAACAACAGTAGAAAAACTAAAAGATGTAGCAAAATTTGGTGCAGAGTTTATTCCCGGAGTTGGGGAAGCTATGGCAGTAAAACGTGTATCAGATGCTATGGATGAAAAAGACTATGTTAGTGCTGGTATTGAAACTGCAGCTGGTGCATTAGGTTTGCTTCCTATAGTAGGTGATGTAGCAGGTAAAGGGTTAAGAAAAGTATTTAGCAGAAAAGAAATTGAGGATGCTAGTCCATCTTGGTTTAAAGAAACAGAAGTATCTAAAGACATTAAGCCAGAAGATGCTCAAAAAACACAAATTACTACAACTACATCTACTTATAAAAAATCAAAAGAAATTTTACCAGAAGGTAAAACACTTGATTTTGGCGCAGGTAAAGGAGTAGGTGCTAAAGAAGTAGGTTCTGATACCTATGAACCTTTTCCTGATAAATCTTTTTCTCCAACATATACTGATTCTAAAAGTATTCCAAGTAATAGTTATGACAACATAACTAGTTTAAATGTTTTAAATGTTGTTAAACCTGATATAAGAAGTGATATAGTACAAGATATTGGTCGTATTTTAAAACCAAATGGAACAGCAATTATAACTACAAGAGGAATGGATGTTTTTGGAAATGCTAATAATCCAGTTAAAGGAATATTAGCTGATGAACCTCGTGCAGTTATTACTAGCACTGGAACATATCAAAAAGGTTTTACTCCTAAAGAATTAAAAGAGTACATTGAATCCGAATTAGGTGAAAATTTTGAAGTTACTAATGTGCGTGATTTAGGTAAAGCAGGTGTTAAAGTAAAGAAAAATTTAGAAATGGCAGAAGGTGGAGCAGTACCTATGGAAAAACAAATGAGCATGTTTGACAATGGCGGTCTTATGGACGAAGGTGGAACAATAGACCCTATATCAGGTAATGATGTTCCACCCGGGTCAACGCAAGAAGAAGTAAGAGATGATATACCTGCACAATTAAGTGAAGGCGAGTTTGTATTTCCTGCTGACGTAGTGCGATATATAGGTCTTGAAAAACTTATGCAGATGAGACAGCAAGCTAAGATGGGTTTGCAGACAATGGATGACATGGGGCAGATGGGTAATAGTGAGGAAGCTATTATGCCTGATAATATACCATTTGAACTGTCTGACCTTGACATGGATGATGACCCAGTAGAAATGAACACAGGTGGTGTTGCTGGTGTAAGCAGTGTTCCTTCACAAGTACCTGCTACTTCGTTTTTGCAAGCACCTGAAGCACCTACTGTACCTACTCCTGCTCCAACACCTACAGCGTCTACTGTTCCAATAGCACCTACATATACACCACCTACACAACAAGCACCACCTATTGCTCCAGATTATAGTGAACTTGCATACAAAGATGTAATGTCAACTCCTGAATTAGCTGCAAGACTTGTAGATATAATTAATCCAACTACGGGTGAAAAAAGAACAATTAATTTTATTCCCGGTGTAACACCAATACCAGATGGTTTTGTATTTGCTAGTGAATATACTGCACCTAAAACGCAAGCAACATCTGTAACACCTGTTGCAGGTCAAGAACAAGTAAGACAAGATACTTCAAGTGAACGTAGAAAAGATGAAGAACAAAGAAAACAATTTGAAGAAGCTAAGAATAGAAAAAAAATAATAGCTGAAATGTTTGGAGAAGAGTATCTAACAGGTCGTGGTGCTAAACCTTTTAGTGATTTATTAGGAAAACAAGAACCGGGAACTGTAACAACTAATGGATATATTGTTGGTGATAATGGTGAAATATTAAATCCAATAACAGGAGAACAAGAATTTTTAGGTCTTGCTGTTGACTTAGGACTTAAAGATAAACCACCATTAGATACATCTAAAGAAAATGGAGTTAATAGAAGACTACAAAGAGCAATAATGCTACGAAAAGGCGAAGAAAGACGTTCTAAAATAACACCCGAACAAAGGGCAAGAGATAAGGATAAAGCAGAAAAAGCATTTGCGTCATCTATACAAAGTGATGCTTTAAAAGAAATGAGAAATGTAAATACAAAACCTATCTCTGAAAAAAGTAGTGCGGAACAAATAAAAAAAGAAAAAGAAAAAAGAGCAGATGCAAGAGAACGACAACGAGAAAGATTAAAAGCATCGCAAGAAAGAGCAAGAGAAAGAGCAAAAACTAAAGTAGACCCAAAAGGTGATTATGGTCTAGGTATTGCAAAAGGTGGTTTATTATCAAAACCTAAACCAAAACCTAAAAAGATGAGGCAAGGTGGATTAGCCTCAAGATAATTAATCCACATTAACTGGCTACCTAACTCCCCACCCCAACGTGGCTACGGTTAGCCCCAGCATAGGAGACATTATATGTCTGAAGCAATCATGGCAGAAGAAATGAAGCCACAAGAAAAGAAAGCATTTGTATCTAAACCTTATTCACAAGAGGAACGCATTAAGCGTGACGAAGAAGAGTTAGAGCAATTAATGAAAGAACAAAAGGGTGAAGCAAAAACTGCTGAACCTGAAGAAGCAGAACCTACTAACGCAGAAGAAAAAACTTTTAAGAAAAGATATTCTGATTTACGTAGGCATCAGCAAAAACAAGCTGAAGAATTTAAAACAGAACTAGATAATTTAAAACGCCAGTTATCTGAAGCTACTAAAAAAGAAATGAAGTTGCCTAAGTCTGATGAAGACATTGAAAAATGGGCGGCAGAATATCCTGACGTAGCGCAGATAGTAGAAACAATTGCTATGAAAAAAGCTAGAGAGCAATCTAGCGACTTAGAAGAAAGAATAAAAGCAATTGATGAGATGCAAGTTTCAGCTACTAAAGAGAAAGCAGAAGCTGAACTAATGAGATTGCATCCTGACTTTGGTGAGATTAGAGACAGTGATGATTTTCATCAATGGGCTGAAGAACAACCTAAATGGGTTCAAGAGGCTCTATATGATAATGACAACGATGCAAGGTCTGCGGCACGAGCAATTGACCTATACAAGGCAGATAAAAATATTAGCAAGGCAAAACCAAGCAAGAATGCTAAAGGTGCCGCTGAAGCTGTTAGTACGAAGAATGCAAGAACTAAACCACAGGATAGTGACGCTTCTTCCCACATAAAAGAATCTGATGTCCAAAAGATGTCACCACAAGAATATGAGAAACAGTCAGACGAAATTATGGAAGCTATTCGTTCTGGCAAATTCATATATGATTTATCTGGTTCTGCTAGATAAAAAACAGTTGACAAGTAATACTTTATCAGTATAACTATAGTCAACACGTGTACACGGACTAGCTATTTGTGTACACAACTATTCGCAAACGAACAATGTCTTCGGATTACCTGATGCAATTGGCCTGACCCGTACAGTCACACCCAACTAAATCAGCCTCTACAGTCTTGTAAGTTTGTATCTGTAAATAATGCTTATAACATAGGAGAATATCATGGCATTTTCTACTGCTGCCGGGTACGGTAATCTTCCTAACGGCAATTTCAGTCCTGTTATTTATAGCAAACAGGTGCGACTTGCTTTCCGCAAGTCTGCTGTTTGTGAAGCTATCACCAATTCTGATTACTTTGGTGAGATTGCTAACATGGGTGATTCCGTTAAGATTATCAAAGAACCCGAAATCACAGTTAAGGCTTACGCACGTGGCACAACTATTACACCACAAGACCTTGACGATGAAGACTTCAGCCTAACAATTGACAAAGCTAACTACTTTGCATTTAAGGTTGATGATATTGAAGAAGCACATTCACATGTGAACTTCCAACAACTAGCATCTGACCGTGCGGCATACCGTTTGGCTGACCAGTTTGACCAAGATGTACTTGGTTACTTAACTGGCTTTAAACAGTCTGCTATTCATGGTACACCAGATACAGTAAACACAACCACTAATGGTTCTGTAGCTGTGTCAACTGCTGGTTCAGATGAGTTATTGTCATCAATGAAGATTGATGCTAACGACTTTGGTGGTTCTGCTGGTGATGCACTTGCACTTCAGCCTCGTACTGGTGGTGCTACTGATTCAACACCTGCCGCTGGGGATACATTCCCATTGACAGTTATCGCTCGTATGTCACGTTTGCTAGACCAGCAAAATGTTGATTCTACTGGGCGTTGGTTGGTTGTTGACCCAGTATTCATGGAACTATTGAAAGACGAAGATTCTCGTTTATTCAATGCTGACTTCGGTGGTTCTGGTCTTCAGAACGGTCAGGTCAGTACACAGATTCATGGCTTTACTGTGTACACCTCTAATAATCTTCCTTCTGTTGGAACAGGTCCGTCCTTTACTGGTACGAACTCTACTACTAACTTTGGTATGATTGTTGCAGGACATGATTCTGCTGTTGCTACCGCAGAGCAGATTAACAAGACCGAAACATATCGTGACCCTGACAGCTTTGCTGACATTGTTCGTGGTATGCATTTATATGGTCGCAAGATACTTCGTCCTGAAGCTCTTGTTAACGCCAAATATCATTTGGCATAGGGGAGAATAGAAAATGGCGAATATTACATCATTACTTATTGCTTCCTCTGGTAGTTCATCTCGTGGTCGCTCTCCATATCTAGTGGAGAATACTATTGACTTAACCGCTACAGCTATTTCATGTACAGGTGGGGATACAGTGCAAGCACTGACT